TTGGGACGTAACCGAGACACGTGTTGCGGCACGGGCAGCGCTCAAGACAGCACGGGTGCAGCGCACCAAGAACCTGCCCCGGCGTAGCACTGCGGCAATCAATGACGTGCACATGCACATGTACGAGGGCAAAGAGTTTTTCATGCCAGCGGCAATGGGTGTCTTCGGGCGCATCATGTACCGCCCGGTGCTTAATCCGCAAGCTAACAAAGGTGTGCGTGGTTGCATGGAATTTGCACACGCCGAGACCTTGGCCGGGGACGAGGCCGTAGAAGAATTGTTTATCTCAATCGCTAACGATTGGGGTCAGGACAAGACCACGCTGAAGGAACGAGTGGCGTGGGTAGAAGACAACGATGCGATGCTTCGTCGTGTCGCTGCGGACTATAAGAAATCTCAAGAGTGGTTAGACCAAGAGGCTCCAACAATGGCCCTGCGTGCCGCCCTTGAGTACGACGCGTTTAAAAAGGAGGGCCACGCGCTTGAAAGCCATTACATTTGTTACCGGGACCAGACGTGTAGTGGTCCCAGCCACTTTAGTTCTATGCTGCGGGATAGTGACGCTTACGCTGATCTTGGCTTGGTTGCTACACAACATCGACCTGACATTTATTCCAAGATTGCTGAGCGCGCTGTTGAAATAGCACGCGAGATAGGCACACCAGTTTGCCAAGCCATTGCGCGCAACGGTATCCCACGCAGCATAGCAAAGGGTGTCGTCATGCCGGGTGGCTACGGTGGCACAAAGCTAGGCACCTACCGCAAACTGCGAGACGAAATCGTAGGGGCCAGCGTTGCCGGGGAAATCGAAAAGCCGTTTGCAAACACGTACGATTATAGCAAAGCGCTCAACGAGGTTGTCTGGCTAGCGTACGAAGAACGGCTTAGCCGCACACGTGATGCGATGAAGTGGTTGCGAGCGGTGGGCGGTGCGTTTGGCAAACGGAACCTGCCTGTGTCTTGGGTTTCACCGAGTGGTCAGCCTGTAAAGATGGCGAAGTGGACCCGTCGTGAGCGCAAGATTGAAACGCTGATCGGTGAACAACTGTACAAGCCGACGTACTGGCAGGACACCAACGAGTTAGACCTACACAAAATGCGTAACACCCTGCCCGTTGCCTTGGTGCACAGCTACGAGGCCGGGTTTCTCCACAACGTACTGGCTAGGTTAGGCGCAGACACCATGCCCGTGACCAGTGTTGTGCCTATCCACGATTGCATTGGCGTCCACGCTAACGCCGTGCAGCAAACAATAAGGACATTGAAAGATGAGTGGTTCAAGCAATACCACGACCAAGAAATTTTTGAGCGGCATTACGGCGAGTGGCAAGCGCTCTGCCCGGAAATCCCCGAGCCGCCAGCAACCGGAAGCATCCCCTTCGACCTCACCCGAAGCGACTATTTCTTCCACTAAGCCCAAACAAACACGCAAAAGAAAGGCAAAGACTTGTGAAACGTGCAAGCACTTTTACGAAAGAAAGGTTGGCGACCAAACGCTGCGGACCGAGTGCCGTAGATGGCCTAGCCCCGTATCAGTCCCTAACGACTACGGATGCGGAGAACATGCGGCTTCGTCTAATTAAACTTAGTGACGACCTGAGCATGTCGATCAGTACGGATGGCACTGCGTGTCTGTACGATAGCCATGAGCTTGAAAAGATTGAGAACGTTGAGTCCAGCAAAGAACAACTGGCGCTGCTTGATCGTGCCACGATTGTGGACCTGGACGCTGACGAGGTGCATGCGATTGCGCAACTGCTGAGCTTGCACGTCGTTTATTCTATGATGACAGAAGACGAGGATGATTCCGATGACAATTCAACCTATCACTGAGGCGTATCAAGTACGCAAGGTTATGCTTGGCCGCTGCTACCTCATGAACAACGTCCAGCGCAAGTGGTTCTATAACGTGCTGAACCCAAGCAAGATCACGGGAAACTATGAAGTTGCTATCGGCATTCCCGAAGCTGCATGGGAAGCGTTGCAGGATGATTGGAACACGGCCTTCGATAGCTGGGGCATTGACCGGGACAGCAAGATTGAGCGGGTCACTGAGTTTGATGAGAAACTGCGCGTGGTGCGAACGGCGCGAAAATACCAGAACAAAGACGGGTCTGAGTGGGCGCAGCCAAAGATTTTCGATAGCCGGGGACACCCGGTGAAGCCCGACCTGATGCTCGGTCACGGGTCAATCATCCGGCCAACAATTCTGCTGCGGTCAACAGAGAAAGGGGGGCAGCATTTCATGCAAGTGCAGCCTGCTTCCTTCCAGCTCATTAAACTTGAACAATTTGTGGGAACTTACGATGCCGTTGAAGAGGAAGGGGCGTTCGTCGCCGGGTCCGAGTACGCGCCAGTCTCGGGTGGGTACGTCGCGGAATCTGAGGTCCAGGCCGAGTTCTAATCCCGGACAACTTCACGACGATGAAGGGTTAATCAAAGGGTTCCGCTCTCAGTTTGAAGAACGCATCGCAACGGACCTGGTGTCGAGAGGTATCAGGTTCCGTTACGAACGCGAGCGGGACAAGCTAACTTGGATTAAGCCTGCGACCCATCACGTCTACACACCTGACTACGTGCTGCTTCTACCCGGCAACAGACAGATTTACGTCGAGGCCAAGGGGCGGCTAACGGGAGAGGACATGGCGAAAATGATTTTCATTGCGCGCCAGTACCCAGGGCTAGACATACGATGGCTGTTCGCAAATGCGCGCACGTCAGCGGGGAGACAAAAGAAAAACGCTGGCGAGTGGGCTACCAAACATGGATTTACTTGGGCGGAAAAGGTGGTGCCAGACGAATGGTTGAGGTGAGAGAACGGGAGGGCGCACTACGCAGTCGGTTGCCTTGTCCGATGGATGGTTGCAACAGTAGTGACGCTTACGCTGAGTATTCAGACCACGGGTTTTGTTTTTCTTGTCAGCGCACAAATTGGTTTGACTCAGGCAAGGTCGTAGAGATTGAGCCTGTGCGCCGCACGGTTACTCGGGGTCAGGTGCAGGCCATACCGCAGCGTGAACTGCGTAACATTCAAGTGCTGAAGCGCTACGGATATGAGGTTGACGACGAAGGCAATCACATCGCTCCGTTCTACGGGCCGAAGGGTTTGGTTTGCGTCAAAGTCCGAACGCCAGACAAACAGTTCTACGTGCAAGGTGAACAGACAGATCGCTTGCCGCTTTTCGGGCAAGGGCTTGAGGCACCGCACAAGAGCAAGACGTTGGTGATTACGGAAGGCGAGATTGATTGTCTGACCATCGCGTCTCTGCGACTGGAAGACCACCATTGCGTCTCGCTTCCGCAAGGTAGCAACAGCGCAAAGACTGTGCTGCGCCAAGAGTCTGAGTGGAACTACCTGACAAGCTGGGGAACCGTTGTCTTAGCGCTTGATGGTGACGAGAACGGTGCGGAAGCCACTGAGACGTTGGCGATGGCGTTGACAACGAGTGGTCAGGACGTGGCTGTGCGTCGGGTTCGCTGGCCCAAGGGGTTCAAAGACGCAAACGACGTGCAGGTTAAAGGTGGACCCGAGCAAAACCTCAGTGCGTTAATCACAGGGGCGGCACCGTGGCGACCTGATGGCATCCATGCTGCCCGTGACCTGCTGCATTTGTTGCTTGAGGAAGAAAAGCCGGGCCTCAAGCCGATGTTTAGCTGCATCGAAGACAAGCTGAAGGGCTACCGTCCCGAGCTTTGGACCATTGTTGCAGGCACGGGTATCGGCAAGTCTACGCTGGCTAGCCACCTGGCTTGGGACTTGATAGCTAATCACAACGAACCCGTTGGGATAATGTTTCTGGAAGAAAACAAAAAGAAAACCTTGCAGCGGTTGATTGGAATTAACATTGGGCAACCCCTGTATCAGCAGGCCAATGTTATACCGAAGCAGGAACAAGTTGAGGAAGGGATGAAGCTGTTCACTGAGGACAACTGCTTTATCTTTGACCACTTTGGTTCGACAGACAGTGCCGACTTGCTAAAGCGTATGGCTTTCTTGGCGACGGGTGCCGGGTGTCGCTGGATTATCTTTGACCACATCACCCTTGCTACGACGTTAGGCTTTGACAGTGACAGCAGTGGCCTAACCGAGCGACAAATGATTGACGCTATCACCACACGCATTCGCAGTCAGATTGTCGAAGGGTGCGGCGTCGGGGTTATCATGGTGAGCCACACCCGAAAGGCAACGGGTGGCGGTGAGCATGCTGATGGTTCTGCGTCGGTGCGTATCAGTGACATTCGAGGCAGTGGGTCTATCGGCCAACTAAGTGACGCCATTATTAGCATCGAAAAATATAAAGACGAAGACCGCGAGGTCGTAGATAATATGGTGCAAGTAAATGTTCTTAAAAATAGATGGTGCGGACAGACAGGGTTCGCGGGACTACTGCGCTATGATGAAGACCGTGGCCTACTTGTCGAGGAACAGGGAGCGCCAGCAGAATTTTGATTTGCTCTATGACGTGCATGATCTTGCATGCGTGTACGCATATGATCGCCCTAAGTGGACTCCGTTCAAAGACAAGCTTGCCGAAGAAATCAGGCGTCTTGAAAACGAGTTCGATTGTTTAGACGGGATTATCTCATTGCTGAAGCAAGGCGTTGGCTTGACCGCAGACGACCTAGTGCAGATGGGGTTCTGGTGGCGTAAGCCAAGCAACGCGTGGTCCGCTCTGCGCCGGGACGGTTACGATCTTGTGGCCTTTCGGACCGGGCATAGACAGCGGCGCTACTATTTACGGGAGTTTGCACCAAATGTTACTTGCGGTGGACGGAGAGTTTGACAGCTTAGACCCAACGGTTTGCACAGCGTTGTGCTGGGTGGACATAGACACAGGCGACGAACACGACTGCGGGTTGGATGTAGAGAGCGGCTTGCGGTTTCTAATGGGAGACCACGTGCTTGTCTTTCACAACGGCGTGGCGTTTGACCTTCCTGCCCTGCGCAAGCTTTACCCGTGGTTCCAGCCACGCAACCCAATCGTTGACACTCTGGTTTTAAGCCGACTGGCATACCCTGATCTAGCAGAGCGTGACCTTGCTAAGTGGAGCGTGCAGGAAATGCGCGAGCTAGATCACCGGGCAAGACCAGGTAGCCACGCACTTAACACGTGGGGCGTGCGGCTAGGGTTGAACAAGGGCGAATACAGTGGCGAGTGGACGGATGGGTACAACGCCGAGCTAGCGGAGTATTGTCTTAACGACTGCCGCGTAACGGCACGGCTGTACAAACAGGTTTCGCAGCTTGGTATCAGCGAAGACGCGAACAAGTTAGAGCATGAGTTCGCTGGCGTGTGTCGTGATATGGAAACCTACGGGTTTGCCTTCGATCAAGACAAGGCAGTGCGCTTGCAAGAAACCTTGCAGCGTGCGGTAGACGACATCGAGGTAGAAATGCTTGAGACCTTCGGGTCTTGGTACGAGGCGGATGGTCCGCTTGTCGTGCCGAAGCGCAGCGTGGCGTACAAGAACAAGCCCCACGTAACGGAAGGGTGTGAGTACCAAAAGGTAAAGCTGGTGCACTTCAACCCGAACAGCCGAGCGCATATCGCCAAGGTACTGCAAGCGCAAGGCTGGGAGCCAAGCGTGATGACTGAAAGCGGCAAGCTACCACGTGTGGACGAGAGCATTCTGAATGGTATTAGCGACCAGTACCCAGCGGCGAAGCTGTTAGCACGCAGCTTTATGTTAACGAAGCGGTTGGGCTTGGTTCGCAGTTGGATTGAGCACTCGCGCAACGGTAGAATACATGCGCGTGTGATCTCTAATTCGGCAAGAACTTCTCGGACATCTTCGGTAGCTCCAAATATGCAGCAAATTCCAAATATGGGCAGCGAGTACGGCAAGGAATGCCGGGAGCTTTTTACTGCAAGCCCTGGTCGCAAGCTGCTAGCCGCTGACTTGGACAAAGCCGAGCTAATGATGCTGGCGCACTACATGCACCCGTATGACAAAGGGGCGTATGCTAAGATTCTGGCCGAAGGCGATGCGCACCAAACGAATGCAGACGCAATGGGTATCAGCAGGGACAGGGCGAAGGGCGTGGTGTTCGCTATGATCTATGGGTCAGGTGACGAACGGCTTGGCCGAATGGCGGGACAGAATGGTACGGTGGTGCGCAAGCGATTACTTACTGCACTCCCTGCGTTGGACGCGTTGATTAAGAAGGCAAAGAAGGTCGCGAAGAAAGCTAAGCAACTGCGCAGTCTGGATGGCCGTATCATCCCAATCGACAGTGAACACAAGAGCCTTAACTACCTTATACAGTCAGCCACTAGCTGTTACGCTAAGTTCTGGTGTTGTCGTGCAGTGGAACTCACGAAA